CGAAGATGTTTTATTACAAATGTCTGACGAAATTACTGGCAATATTGAAGATGACATTAGTTCAAGAAGTGATTGGGAAGAACAATATAAAGGTGGACTAGAGCTTCTTGGTATGAATTACGAAGACAGATCAGAACCTTTCGAGGGTGCATCTGGTATAGTACATCCACTATTAGCTGAATCCGTTACACAGTTTCAGGCACAAGCATATCGTGAAATGCTACCCGCTGGAGGGCCAGTTAAAACAGCAATTATTGGAGCAGAAACTCCAGAGACATCAGCTCAAGCAGAGCGTGTTAAAAATTATATGAATTATCAAATAACTTACGAAATGGAAGAATATGATCCTGAATTAGATCAAATGTTGTTTTATCTTCCAATAGTAGGTTCAGCATTTAAAAAAGTTTATTTTGACCCAACAATGCAAAGAGCAGTAAGTAAATTTGTGCATTCTGAGGACTTAATCGTTCCTTACAGTGCCACGGATTTAGCAACTGCGACAAGAGTTACTCACTGCATTCGTATGGATAAAAATGAAATAAAAAAATTACAATTATCAGGATTTTATAAAGATATAGACCTTCCTAGTTCTGGTGCTGATTCAGATGGCATGAATGATGTGAAGGATACAATTAATGAGATAGAGGGTATTACAAGTAGTTCTTCACAGAACGAAGAGATGATGATTTATGAAGTTCACACAGATTTAGATATTGAAGGTTTTGAAGATATTGGAGCTGATGGTGAACCAACAGGATTAAAGATGCCTTATATCGTCACAATCATGGAGGACACTGGGGATGTCTTATCAATCAAGCGGAATTTCAATGAAAACGATCCGCTCCGTAGGAAAGTGCCTTATTTTGTGCATTATAAGTTCCTACCTGGTCTTGGCTTTTATGGCTTTGGTCTTACTCATACAATAGGTGGTCTTTCTAGGGCTTCTACGTCCATTCTGAGGCAGTTAATAGATGCTGGTACACTATCTAACCTGCCAGCAGGTTTTAAGGCTAGAGGAGCTAGAATAAGGGATGACGAGACACCTCTTAATCCTGGTGAGTTTAGAGATGTGGATATGGTCGGTGGTGATCTAAGACAAGCTATTATGCCGTTGCCATTTAAAGAGCCTTCACAAACATTGTATTCTCTTATGGGAACATTAATAGATTCTGGTAGACGTTTTGCATCTATGGCAGACATGAAAGTTGGTGAGATGCAGGGCAACGCTCCTGTTGGCACAACTATGGCTATCATGGAGCGTGGCACGAAGGTTATGTCAGCCATTCATAAACGTCTTCATTACTCACAAAAGATAGAATTTAAATTATTAGCCCGTGTGTTTTCTATGGGCGTTCCAATGTATCCGTATCAAGTACCAGGTGCGCCTCCAGAAATAAAACAGGCTGATTTTGATGATCGAATAGATATATTACCTGTTTCAGATCCTAATATATTTTCTATGTCACAACGTATTGCTTTAGCACAAACACAATTGCAATTAGCACAAAGTAATCCAGAAATTCATGGGCAGAATGGTATGTACCAAGCGTATCGTAAGATGTACGAAGCGTTAGGTGTTACAAACATAGATCAAGTGTTACAACCTCCTCCACAACCAATGCCCATGAACCCAGCAAAAGAAAATCAAGAAGCATTAAGATTAGGTGTGTTAACTGCATTTCCAGAACAAAATCATCAAGCACATATATCTGCTCATTTGGCAATGCTTTCTACTCCTGTGGCACAATCAAATGCTTCAATACTTATGACGTTGCAAGGTCATATATCCGAGCATATAGCAATGATGTCTGAGATAAATGCACAACAAGAAGTTATGGCTAGTATACCACAAGAGCAACAAATGATGATGCAACAAGATCCAAATATGCAAAAACAAATAACAGATCAAATAGCATCAAAAGCAGCTGAAATTGCAGCCGAAGTGCAAGAGCAGTATGCACAAGCACTTACACCTCCGCCACAAGAAGATCCTCTTGTAACTTTAAGAAAACAAGAGCTAGCTCTTCGTGGTTCTGAGATACAACAAAAAGCCGAACAATTTCAGAAAAAAGCAGAGATGGATATGCAAAAAGAGTCAAATGATACTATGATTGACAATAAACGTCTTCAGCAACAAGAAGAAATTGCTCAAGATAGAATACAAACTCAACGAGATATAGCAGCTATGAATGCTATGAAAGGAGGAAGAAGTGGTTAGTTCAGTTCGTGCAGGAATGATTGCACAAGAAAAAGAAAAAAAGAGACGTACAAGACTTGCTGAACAAGGTATAGTAACTTCACCAGAAGTTGTTATAAAAACAATAATAAAACAAAATCCTTTGGAAGTATTAGAGGTTATAGCGGATGTCGAACCAAAAAAGAAACAAAGTACAGAAGAAAATAAATCAAAGAAAAAGACAAAAGCCAAAAAACAATCCAAAAATAATAACAAAGTTCTCAAAGATAGCTAGACCACAAAGGTTTGAGGGCGTTTTTTAATGGAGAACTATTATAGATCCAGTAACAATATCATTAGCTGTAGGAGTAGCTAGTAAAGCCTTTGATGCGATTAAAAAAGGTTTTGCAGTAGGTCGTGATATTGAGCAAATGTCTGGTGACATTGGACGCTGGATGGGAGCTGTATCAGATGTTGATAATGCAGAAAAACAAGCGAAGAATCCTCCCCTTTTCGGTAAGTTGTTTAAAGCTGGATCAATTGAAGAAGCAGCTCTCTCTGCTTATGCAGCCAAGAAGAAACTTGAGGAACAAAGGTACGAACTCAAGATGTTTTTAAACCTTACCCATGGACCAGGAGCTTATGAAGAGCTTTTGGCTATGGAAGGTAGAATTAGAAAAGAACGTCAACAAACTATTTACAAACAACAACAATTACGAAGACAAATAGGTGAAGCAATTGGTTGGTTAGTTGTTGCAGGTTTGGTTGGTGCTTTTGCTGTATTAATGACAAGTATATGGATAAAAAGAGCAAAAGCAGACGGCAAAATGTATAATTCTCCAAAAGATTACACAAGGAATCAAAAGCTAAACAATGGAACAATAACATCACCTAAAATGACTACTTGTAGGTTAAAAAAACAACAAGTATTTAAAGATAAAATGGCTTGTATTTATCAAGGTGCAAACAAAACTTTTGAACTGGAATTTGCAGACATTAGAGTTGGTTGTCCAAAACAATATAAATGTGTTTTTAATCCTAATGGCAAAGAGCCATCTATAGACAAGGTAATGGAAAGTCTTAGGAGTATAGCTAAATGACAGCTTTTATGCTTGCTTGCACATTAAATGGTATAGCTACTGGTGGTATATATTTTGAGAATGTCAATGTGTGTTTACAATACAGAGACAAATTAAACAATCAATCTTATATGAAAGATGACAAGCCACAAGTGTATGAGTGTATGTGTAAGCTCATACCATTTGTTGATACTGAGAAAGTAAGGGTGTACTAATGGAAAAAGATAAAAAAATAGTTAACTTAGATATAGGTCAAAATAGTTTTGAGTTATCTTTAAGAATATTGGGTAACGAGTTTGTTGCAATAAAGATAGGCTCAACAAACTTTTCTGGCAAACTAATAGCAGGTGGAATTTTATTGTTATTTTTTACTTTAGTTTTATTAGAAGGTTTTGGATTAAATGAGGTTTTAAAACAATGAGTGTAGAAACTTTTTTAAAATGGAAAATACTACCAAGATGTATGATGCTTGCTAGTACAGTTATGTCATGGAGATGTGCTGAATGGTTTATGGATTTAGATGCACCAACAGCTAGTCAATCAGCATTTGTATCAGTTGTCATGGGTGTTATGACAGGTGTGTTTGGTATATGGATGGGTCACGAACATAAAGGAGACAATAATGTTAACAGCGTTAATAGGTCCAGTAAGTAACTTACTCGGTAAATTTATAGAAGACAAAGATATGAAAAATAAGTTGGCACATGAGGTGGCAACAATGGCTGAGAACCATGCACAAGAACTAGCTAAAGGTCAGCTTGAAATAAATAAAGCAGAAGCACAACATAAGTCAATATTTGTAGCAGGTTGGAGACCATTTATTGGTTGGACTTGTGGTGTTGCATTGTGTTGGCACTTTGTACTAGCACCAATAACAATATTCTTGTGTGCTTATATCGGAGTTGCTATACCTGAGTTACCTACTTTTGACATGGGATCATTGATGACTGTGTTAATGGGGATGCTCGGATTGGGTGGACTTAGAACTTACGAAAAGCAAAAGGGGTTGACAAAATGAGGTCAAAATCTACAGTAAACAAGTCAGGTAACTACACCAAACCTACTATGCGAAAGCAGTTATTCCAAAGGATTAAGGCTAGTGGTAAAGGTGGAAAGCCTGGTCAATGGTCAGCTAGGAAAGCACAGATGCTTGCCAAGCAGTACAAAGCTAAAGGTGGTGGATATAAGTAATGGCACTCACAAAAAGACAAAGATCACTGAAATCTTGGACAAAACAAAAATGGAGAACCAAGAGTGGCAAGCCTAGTACACAAGGGCGAAAGGCAACAGGTGAACGTTATCTACCTGAGAAAGCGATTAAGGCTCTTAGTTCCAAAGAATACGCCAAGACTACGGCTGCTAAACGAAAAGCAACTAGAGCAGGTAAACAGGTATCTAAACAGCCCAAAAAGATTGCAGCAAAAACGAAAAGATTTAGAAAGGTTAAATAATGTCAAAGCTGAGTCCAAACTTCTCTCTGAGCGAATTAACAAAGAGTCAAACAGCAGAGCGTAAAGGCATAATAAACAGTCCTAATGCTGATGAGATATATAATTTAAGGTTATTAGCTGAGAATATATTACAGCCTATTCGAGATAAGTTTGGTTCATTCATAGTGTCTAGTGGTTATAGATCTCCTGAGTTGTCTATTGCTATAGGAAGTTCTGAGAACAGTCAGCATTGTAAAGGACAAGCAGCAGACTTCGAGGTAGCTGGTGTGGATAATTATGAGCTTGCTGAATGGATCATGGATAACCTGGACTTTGACCAGTTAATCTTAGAATGTTATACTGGTGGTAACAGTGGCTGGATACATTGCAGCTATGTTGAGAACGGCAGAAAAGAAATGCTGACATATGATAAACAAAACGGCTACAGGCATGGGTTAATAAATGGCTAAGACACCAGCATGGACAAGAAAAGCAGGAAAGAATCCCAAGGGTGGACTCAATGCCAGGGGTAGAGCTTCTGCTAAACGTCAAGGCATGAATCTAAAAGCACCTGTAAAGAAAGGTGACAATCCAAGAAGAGCTAGTTTTCTAGCTAGAATGGGAGGTATGCGTGGACCTGAAAGAGATGCTAAAGGAAAGCCTACGAGATTGCTACTCTCTCTTCGTGCGTGGGGTGCGAGTAGTAAGGCAGATGCTAAAAGAAAGGCTTCTGCAATTAGTAAACGTAATAAATCAAAAAAGAAGTAATTACGAATACATACAAATAGAAAAGGAGACTAATATGCCAATGGGTAAAGGAACTTATGGTTCTAAAAAAGGAAGACCACCTAAGAAAAAGATGGCTGGTAAAGGTTTGACTGCAAAGCAAAAGACATTGCCTAGTGCTTTGCAAAAAAAGATAATGAAGTCTAAGAAAAAGAAATAGTTATTCTTTCTTTTTTCGGTTTGTGTACCGAACTCCGTCTGTTAATGGTCCATGTTTA